ACCACAATGGATAATCTATTTTGTCTGTATATTCGATGGATGATATTTTAGAAAAAAACTTACTTTTATCGTGATCATGCAAATTACCTGTTTTAAGATCGATGTAGCCATTTTGTACGTTTAATAGATGTTTATCTCTATCAAACGATTCAGGTGTAATAGGCAGTAGGTGCTGACTTTCTTTTAACATGTTTGTTTTACCATTACTGCCACGTGAATATTTAATGTGTTTTTGTAGGTTTTTTTGTGCATCTTCTTCATCTAAATCATCGGACGTGTAAACCGGCTCCTTCTTCATTTTATCCAGTATTTCATCCACTAAATTTCTAACTTTACCTTCCTGATCTAACTGCCAAGTTTTATCATTGTAGTAATACCAGTTTTTTCGTATGTAGCTGTAACGGACAACCTCACCGAAATTATCCGTAAATCGTGATGCATTACCGGTATCATCGTAGCTGTAGAATTTCTTTTTTATTTTTTTCGTATCAAACTCATTAACATATAGATTAAATTCGTCATTATTAGACTGCGGGTTAAAAGCTTCATTACAATCTCGAATTGCTTTATTTAAAGTTATTTCTGCATACGTTTGATCTCCACGTTTGCTATCCCATTTATCCCTGTAAAGAGATGAATCTCTAAAAATAGAATCCATCTTCTCGTAATCTCTGTTTGTCCAAAACGCAAGATCATTTGCAAAAGCCATATCTGCATGGGAATGTGATTCGTAAAACTGTTCCCAACCGCCACCCATAAATAATTTAAAGCGCATACCATTTTTACTATTTCCAGCTACCTTAATTACTTCTTCCTTAGAAAGTCCGTTGCCTTGACGGTCCGAAACATTTTTACGCGCCGCCGAAACATTATTGTTCGCTATATATTTATTGTGGAGGTAATTGATTTTCCCCAGCTCATCTTCAGCAATGCCTGTATATCTTCCCAACCTGTTTCCTGTCATTACAAAGAAGCGACCATTATTATAAATCTCTACATTTCCTTTACGGCTTCCCTCTCTTGGCAAGTCGCCTTTCGCAATTATGTGAACACCATTTCCAGATACAGACACTTCTGCATAACTTTCCATCAACTCAATAAATTCAGCAACTATATTATCTTCATCATTATTCTGTTTATAGCGATCAATTTCTGTCCTTACATCATCAAGATCAATTCCAAAATAAGGGGGTTTGAAATAAAAACCTATTCCATCACATTGGAATTTATTGATGGATGAGAGGGCGGTCTGAAAATCAGACCATGTACTCTCATCATTAGATTTACCAAAATTACCTGTATTGGCATCGATTGGTATTTTGGTGGTTTTTCCGTTACGTTCTTGTAATTTAAACCCGCACCATTGTTTTAATTCTTTAAGTTCGTGAGGTATTTCTGAATACATGTAATTCACTCCTAAAATGGCAACATATCATCTGAAATATCCGGAGCATTATTCATAGGAGCCCCTCCCTGATCTTTACCTTTAAATTGATGCTGCACATTCGGGAATTTAGTTTGGTTCCACATCTTCACATTAAGGTTGTTATAAGTTTTTCCGTTGTATTCATTTTCTTCATTCTTCACGAAAACCAATACCGGCTTACCTTCAAAATCACCCAATAACTCTTCGAAACTATTGTATGTTTTGCCGTTTTGCAATTGGCATGCTTTACCGATTGTGTTGAAAATAGTCATGTTATATTTACCGGTAGCTTTCGCCTTAAAATTCTTTTCAAAAATGTGCATGTTCTTGCTTGGTTGATCTAAATCATTCCGGATAACTAAATCAAATTCCGTGTATTCTGCACCACTTGGAGTAGCGTCTTCGTTACAACGATTAACTACAACCTCATACCAACCATCTTCAACCTGTCCGCCATTACCTTCATATACATCTTCAAAATCTAAATTAAATCCTGCCATTATTAATCATCCTTTTCTTGTTTTATTTTATAAATCCTAATAACTTACCTTGGAAATAAGCCCAACCTTTTTTATATCCGCGGTTTTTCGCTAACTCGACTAATTCAGCCATACTCTTGCAGTCCTTTGGTTCGCGAAAATCCAATGTTATGTCTTCTTCTGTTACTTCTTCTAATTCTGCCGAATCATCGACTTCATAATCTTTCTTCTCCTGTATTTCCGGAACATGGCCACACATCGGACAGTGCTTTTCTTCTGGTGAATACACCGCATAACAGTTTTCGCACTCTTTAATCGGTACTTCTGGCTTGTCTTTAGACGATTTTTTTTTACCTTCTAAACTCCACTGCCTTTCCATGTCCGGCAAACCGTGCCTTCTCACATTGTCCACATGATCAATGATGATGGATGTTTTACCCGGTCGGTATCTCATCCCCCTCATCGACTGCTGAATAAAGAGAGAGAGTGATTCAGTCGGTCTTAGCATGATAACTGTGGAACAATCCGGAACATCGAATCCCTCGCCTATAATGTCGCAATTCGTGATGATCTGTATTGCTTTATCCCGAAACTTTTGTATCATTTCATCCCGTTCTGTTTTAGGTGTTTTTCCATCTAAGTGAACCGCATTAATTCCCTGTTGTTTAAACTCATCCGCAAGCTGCTTACTAGCTTCCACATTGTGGCAGTACGCTATTGCCTGTTCACCATCAGCTAATTGCTTATAATGCTTAATTGCATCACCATAGATCGTTTTATCATCCATTGCGCTATCTATAGATGTGGAAGAAAACTCCCGCAAACTATTTAATTTCAGCTTCTCGGTATCTATTAATTTAGGTGCATAATATTTATATGGTGATAGATAACTATTTTCGATCAGCCACTTTGCATTTACTTCCTCGATCAAAATATCGTTAATGTCACCCAAACCGGAGCCATTCAAGCGAATAGGTGTTGCTGTAAAACCAAGCTTTAACACATCATGAAAGTGATCATATATTTTCCTGTATGATGCAGCCAAACTGTGGTGGTTTTCGTCTGTAATAATAAGTTGCGGTTTATTTAACCTGTCTAACTTTTTAACCACTGTTTGTACCATCCCAAAATGCACAAGTTTTAAATCAACACTATTTTTCTTAAATGTATCCTTGATCTGATCGATCAATTCTTTTCGATGAACCAGAAACAAAACTTTATTACCTCTTAAGGTGGTCATACGTGCGATTTCGCTTATAATTACTGACTTTCCCGCTCCGCATGGCGCAACCACACAAGGTGATTTATACCCATCAACGTAGGATTGTCTTGTATTATCTACTAGCGCTTGTTGGTAATCATGAAGTTGGAACATCTTCCACATCACCAACTTTAAAAATGTCCTCTTGCTTGCAACTAGTTCTGTTATCCAATTGATTTTTTACGAAATATGCATCAGTTGGTTTTAATAAAAAACCTCTATTGCCTGTCTTCTCATTTACTGTTAATCTGCCAACTAAATCAGTTAACCCCATAAAATTTGGTCTTATTTTATCTCTAATCATTGGATAGGCTCTATTGAATGACTGACCGTCTTGTGTTTTCCACTCGTCCGTATCTTCCCAAGCAAAGAATATTAACCTTTTTCTCAAACCTTTTAGGAAACGAATACTGTCGATGATCATAAAATCAATTTGTTGATAGTTCATCATAGTTGGAACCCTTTTGTTATTTCCGCTTCTACCCATACTGCCCAACATAGAGTGAGTGAGTTCACTGATATTGTCGAATGCGATTGTGTCGTATTTCGATAAATCCATTTTAGATAAGTCCATCATCAGATCAGCCCATTTATCCCACGCGTTATGAGAATCAAACTTGAATACATCGATATGCGACTCTCCCATAAGAACATGTGATGTATGATCGATATCGACAAGCAATACATTTCCCTCTAAAAACTTTAGAGTGGTCGTTTTACCGATGCCAGGTGCCGCATAAAGTAAATATGTTGAATCGTTCTTGCTTATGTCAGCAGCGTTTGTGATATTTAAACTCAAATTACCCCTCCTATCTAATCCGTAAATGTCTTCCTTGCACCAATTCCGCGCCCGGTACAGACTCGCCTTCTTTAAGCATTTCACCAATTGCTTTTTTACTTAAAACTGGCGCAGGTTCATTGTAATAACGCTTTGGTATCAATTGTTCGTCTGTTATTTTCACGGAAGGTGCGCTATTCTGCATTGCAAAAGTAAACAATCCTGCTTTAATCTTGTCCTTACCTGTAATGGCGAGTGAATCCTCCGAATAATCTTTGAGACGCTTAATATTCACCTCAATTGATTTTCGTTTATCAGCCAAACGTTTTTCTTCATTTTTTAATGCGGTTGCTTCTCCGTCCAAATTGCGGATAACCTTGCCGATGTTTTCTAACTTATCTTCGATTGCGAGATCAATAGATTCGAGTGTGTCCTGCAACCCCTCCTGGCCTTCCTCGATCATTGATTGCACTTGCATAAAATCCTTGTTTAATTCGTATAATGATGACATTATTAATTTCCTCCCATAAAGTCAGTTATTTTATGCCCTGCTTCTTTCATCTTCATTTCATCAGACGACACACCGCGCGGACGATCGGTTATAAATTCTTCATCTTCCATTTGTTCGATTTCCAAGTAATCATCAACTTCTTTATGCATTCTTTCGAGTGCAGCAATAGGTGTTTCGTATTCTGTTTTCCAACCTGCTACACGACCTTCTGAAACATTAATTAATTTGCCTTCTTTATCAAAATCTTCAACTGTTATTAAATCGGTATTAATAACCGCCGAAGAGACAAAATCCAATCTATTACGTAGGCATTTAAAAGCCAATTCCTTAAATAGATTTTCTTTTTGTTTTAGCGATTCAAATTTTTCCCCAACTTCACAATCTAATTTTCCCATGTCTAAAACCTCCGTATTTGTGGTAGACTATTAATAGATAATATTTTTTAAAGTGCTCACTGATTGCCGTCAGTGGGCTTTATGCATTTGTTAGTGCAAAGTACACAAACCCCAACATCCCGATAAAAGCCGTTAGATAAAATCCATTTATGAATCGTTCGCTCATTTAGGCACCTCCGAATATTTTTGAGAAGTTCTTGTCCAGGAACTCGGCCATCTTATTTGCTTGAAAACTCCATGTTTGACCTTTTGACTGCGGATAAAATACAAAGCCGCCATTCTCGGAATCTAGTATTTTTCTGAATCGTGACGGAAATAGGATGTTTTCTTTTATCCATTCTTGCTTGCGATTGGTACGCTGTTCTAAATCCTTCATATTCCAATACTGACCAGACAAGGATTGTTGTTTTAATTCCTGTAGTTCGACCTTACTTATCAATACTTGATCAGCAGGTACAGGGATGTTGAGCGATACATTTAATTGTTGGCTCATTGTGCTTCATCCTCTAAAGCCATGGACTCCTGATTATTTAATGCTTTTATTTCAAGCCTCATGCTTGTATCTGGCTGCCATGCATCTATAAAGAACAATCCTTCGTCAAATCGCTTTGTTGGTAATTCTCCGTATCTCGGAATCTCAAAATGATGTTTAAATTCATTCCAAAATTTAGCAAAGGCTTTCCTACTTATTTCTTTGTATGCTTTTGCGTCTTTACCGCCCAGGCACTCAACGACTTTCTTCTTAGCGTTAGAATGGATTCGGTATTCCTCTGCTCCACTCATTCGCATATTGTCTTCCAAGTTAGCTATGCGTTCATCATGTTCTGTAATTCTTTCAGTATGTTCAATTGATAGCTTCATGGAAGCAACAAGCTGTTCTTTCTCACTTAAAATTTTCGGATCATCGTATTTACCAGTCTTTCTAATGGAAGGAAGTACCTCGGAAGTGATCCACTTTCTGAATTTCTTAGCTTCCGGCTTTCGACTATCTAAAATCACATCGTATAAACCATCTTCATTAACAAATGTTGCTTGTTGTGTCCGTCCTATTGAATCTCGGATGGGGTAGTTTGAAACTACGTCATCCTCCAACCTTGTTCTG